TACTGAGTTCATTTTCCTCCAGAGGTTTTCGATAATGTCAGTGACGCTGGTATTTAGTCGCTCGCCTCACGATTTTCGCTCGTACAGGCGAAGTTTCTGACGGTAGAAGTTCGTGGTCGTGCTGCGTACCCCGACCGACGTAGCGGGGTAAGCGGGCATGACGACAACCGGGGCGACTTCGTGAAGGTAAAGATCGAAGAGTTCCCGGTTGCTTCCGTCCCAGCGTTCCCCGTTGGGACGCACCGAGAACGTGAAACTCCCACCCTTCAAGTCCCCACGCTGGACGAGTTCTTTGATGTCGTCGGCGTGATGCGGAAGATCAACCTCGAACCGAAGCCCGTGGTCATCCTCATGTAGCCGTAGGGTTCCACTGCTCACACGCCCCAGAAGCCGGTTCACGTCATGGTTGAACGTGGCGATGACATCGCCCTTCGTCTCGATGGCTTTCCTGAACGCCCCACGGCGAACGATCTCGGTGAACGTCCGCTTGCCCTCGGTGATGACGGCTGGACTGTCCCAGACGGCACAGTAGCCGACGAGCTTGTTCCCTTCGTGCTGGTAGTTGGCGTGTAGTGTTCGTGTTTCCTTATTCACGGTTCCCCCTGATGATGTCCCCGCCGTCGATGGGCGGTAAGTTTTCCCTCGCCCTCACTTCGTTGACCGTCATCCAGCCCGTGTTGATGGCGGTACCGTAGAACGTCGCCCGTGAACTGGCGTCGGCCCGTAGAAGCGTGGTCACGTCGTACTCGACGTAGTGCGTGCGGCGTTCGGTCGGGGTCAGTAGCTTCCGTTCAAACTCCGTCTCCCACTTCTCCAACCACGGGCGTAGCGTCGTGGTCAAGTAGTCTTGGTTCAAGGTTTCGAGGTTGCCCCATGTTGCCTTTTCCAAGCTCATCAGCTTGCTCGGCGGGATGAGAAGGAACCGGGAGATTTCGTAGACGAACCAATTCAACACGTCCTTGTACTGGTTCTGTTCGTTGGTCAGCGTGAACGGCGTGAACTGAAGCCCTTCTTCCAGAATCGCAACCTTCCCGACGTTCTCCGTGCCTTGATGAAGTTGCTGCCAGCTTCGGCGTAGGTTCTCCCGTGCCGTCTCGTTCAACTGGCCCGCCGTGCTGAGTACCCCGCCCGGTCTGGCGGCGTTCCCATAAAAAGAACTACCGTAGCGTTGCGTGGCGATGGCGAAGCCCAGCGTCTCACGGGCGACAGTCAGAAGCCGATAGCCCACGGTCCCATCCGGGGACAGTCCGGGGACATGGAGAATGTCCTCGGGTTGTAGTTCGACTTGTTGACCGTTGGCGGTGACGAGATAGTACAGTTGCCCTGATGGGCTTCGTTTGGTTTGGACGTTGCGTGGATGGATCGGCCACAAGGCGACGGGCGTTCCCGCACCGTTGCGTTCGATCTCGCAGACCGCTGCCCCGTGCAACAGGGCGTGGGCTTGTAGCGTTTCAAACAGTACCGGGCGGGTCATTTCCGGGTTCGGTTCCTCGGTCAGAAGAACGTGAACCGGGTGATCGTCCGCAACCTCACGGCTACCGTTCGGTCCTTCCCTATAGAGGATCGGCTCCAAGCTCCCCACGTCTTGGGAGATGGTGCGAATACCCGCCCACAATGCGGAGATGCCGAGGGCAGTCTGTTCGCTGACGGACACGCCCGAACGGGTTGGGGCATCCACAAGCCCCAGTTCAACGCCGATGTCCTTGGTGATCTGGGATAACGGTACTCCCCGCTTCTCGTTCTTCGTGCCGAATAGTCGTTGCCATAGGTTCATGTGGGTATGTAGTCACTAGACCACGAAAATGCCTCTGCCCGGCTCATCGTAGACGGACTTCTTCGGTGTCACTTCCCCGGCGAGACACTGGGACAACGCCATCAACAGGGCAATCAAGTTGTCCTTCTTGTTTTCCGGTCGGGCGGTCTGGGGCTTTACGTACCCCTTGTTGTCCCGGTGAAGGTAGGTATGCCCGATCTGCCAGCGGAGTAGGGCGTTCCCCTCGTGGACGAGACGCTTCTGGTTCACCAGCTTCTCAAGTTCAAGGGCAGGGGCGTTGAAGTAGGAGTGCGTCTGAGGGAAGTTCCAGACCGTCACGCCCTTCTTGCTCAGGTAGTTGCTGATGACGAGAGATTGCCACTTGTCGAAGACCACGGCCTTGACGTCGTACTTGGCAACCAGTGCGTCCAAGAACTTGATGATGTGGTTCTCGTCGGTGGCGGTTCCGGGCGTCAGTTGAAGTGAACCGTCCTGTTGGCATGTCTGGTAGATGTGGGCGTTGGTGTTGTCTCTTGTCCTGAAGGTTCCTTCGGGTACGAAGCCCCAGCTTCGTACATAGAACTTGTCCCCGTCCGGGGCGACAAGCGAGATGGCGGTCAGGTCACGGCTCGCACCTACGTCTACGCCCAGAACGACGGCTTGCCCATCGAGGTTCGGGACATTGCCCTTGCAGGCGTCCCAGTCCTCTACGCTAATCCAGACGTTCTCGGCATCCGTCCAGCGGTTCATCTTGAGTCGGATTGCCGACAAGCGGGACGTTGCTTCTTGCTTGTCCCGGTTCCAGTTCGCCCGGAAGTCCTCGACGGATTGAACCACGCCCAACGACGGGTTGGCGGCGAACCAGTTGTTCTCGTCGTCGAAGTCGTCGGTTGTGGCCTCGAATATCCACGGCTGAAAGGTCGGGTCAATGACTTCGCCAGACATGATCTTTCGGGAGTAGTTCACCAGCTTGTAGAACGCTCCGTTCTTGTTCCAACCTGCCGTACTGGTGATGATCTGCAACCCGTTCGGCTTGGCATCAGTGCTATTCTTTAGGGCGATGTACACGTCATCTCGTTTATGGAAGGCGAGTTCATCATGGATGACGAACGTGTGACCGTGGCCAAGGTTGCCCCCGGCGTCACTGGCGAGACTTCGATAGCGTCCGTTCTTCTTCGGGTAGAAGATGGTTTTCTTCGACGGGACGGCGTGAAGGGCTTTGGCAAGGGTTGGGTTGGCGTCGATGGCGAACCGGAACCAATCGAAAATCTGGGCGGCTTGCTCCCGGTTCACGGCACAACTGACGCACGACGGGCTTTGTTCCCCGTCCGCAATGAGATGGTAAGCTGTCAGCCCGTAAGTCAGGCAAGACTTGGCGTTCTTCCGCCCGCACGTCAGCAACCCTACCTTCGTGGATCGTGTCCCGTCGGGTTTCTTCCAGCAATACCAACTTCTGATGACATCCTTCATCCACGGCAACAGAATGAACGGGTTGCCGCTTTCTAGGACGAGGTAACGCTCGATGAAGTCGATGACACGTTGGCCAGCGGCTTCATCCCAGACGTGACCGAGCTTGAGCTTTTCCTCGTCGCTTTTATGGCGGATTAGTGGTGCGGTACTCACACCTTATCTAGTCGTGGGCATGATGTTTCAAGTGACAGCTTCGACAGACCGATTGAAGGTTCTCTGGTCTGTTATCTGCTGTATTTTGATTGACGTGGTGTACTTGTTCGGCCCAGCCCGTGCATCCTTCGAGCTTCAGTTCGCAGAACGGCGATTGTTGGAGCTTGATCTTGCGGACTTGCTGCCAGTGATGCCCATAGCCCCGGTCGGTCGTCTTTTGGCGTGTTGGCTTCGGCTTGTGGATCGTCAGCCTCGGGGCGGTCGGTGGGTACTCAGACATTGACTTCCTCGAAGTCGGCGAAGCGGTCTTCCTTCACGTTCGGCTTCTCGGTCGGCAACAAGCGGAAGTTCTTCGCCAAGCTGGTGAACGCCTTCAGCGTGTCGAGGAAGCTGCGTGTCGTGTCCTGTCCCTTGAAGGACTGAACCCGTTCCCACAAGTCGCACAGGATGCCGAAACTGTCGGCCGTCTGCACAGTAAGCAGCTGGTTGTCCTTCAGTTGATAGCAGTGCTTCTGCCAAAACGCCTTGCCCACTTCGCCCAACCAGTCGGGCGGGTTCAAGTCGGTCAGCGGTTCACTTCGGAGTTTCAGTTGCGGTGTCGGTCCTCTTAAACCCATCGGTCCTCGTTGTCTTGTTTGGTGGGCGGGGTCGGTTGGTTATCCACTTGGAACCCGGTTGAAGTTAGTGCAACCGCCCCGCCCTTGAGTCCTTCCAGTGCGTCGAAGATGTCCTTGCCGTCGATGGCGTTCCCCACGCTTTGTTTGTTCAACATCCTGTCGGGACGGCGGTTCCTCGGATGCGTGAACCCGGTGATCGTCTCTTGCTGCCACGGCGAATCAATCAGAATTGCCCTATAACGCCTCATGTCCTATGTAGGGCAGTTCGTCCCAATTCTCTACCCAGTCCTTCAGAGGGCGGGTTCTCGCCTTGAACGTCGTCGGCTTCAGTTGAAGTGATGTCACGCCGAGAAAG